AAACTCCAATCTCATGCTATTCTGTCTATTGCTGAACAGCGCTATAGCTCTTTTCAAGCAGCTAAATGGCTTGCTGATCGAGGATGGCAAGAGAAAGAAGATAAGCGAACTAAAGAACACAAGAAGCGAGTAGCAGAAGTCAATGACCACGTAGCCGCTGATATGGCTCGTCTTGGGCTTAAAGTTGTCTCGTAATAAAGTAAAATTCAGGAAGACGCAGGTACGAGACTCTCGTATCCAGCAACCTATTGCGATTAATCCTAGTCAGAATCTAGATAGATCTGGAGGAACTCTTTCTGGAACATTGACGATGCAGGCTCCTATTAAATTCTCTACAGCCGTAATCATGGCTGGAGTTGGGGTTCCAGAAGGTAGTATAACCGCTGGAGTTGGTTCTATCTGGATACGGGAAGACGGATCAGGGACATCTACGTTATATGTAAAAAAGACTGGTTCAGGGAATACGGGATGGATTGATTTAACTACTGGCCATTAATAATAAGGATAAATAATGGAACCTGCGCCTACTCACGCAGATATCTCAGCGAGAATAGAACAAGTGGAATCAGGAATTAAACAGTGGACGCTTACCGGGGTATGGAAAGCTGCTATTGTTGTAGTTCCTTTAATGCTTGGAGCAATTATTTCTTTTGCTGCTTGGACATCGCAAGCTCATTCAGATCAACAAAAATTTAATGCAGACATCAATGCTCGCGTCCAAGGCAATAAAGAAGCTTTTGAGCAAGCTAGAAATTCTCAAAGTCTCATGATGAGCAAGCTAGACGAGATCCACCGTTTTATGAGAGAAGACTCTAAAGAACAACGAGAAGCTCTTGCGGATCATATACGTCAAGCTAGGTGTAAAGAGTGAGTACTAAGAAGGATATACGAGAAGCCGCTGAAGCGTCTCTGTTGACGTTTGCTAGGCTTGTCAATCCTCTTAGAGTATATGGTGAGATACACGAGAAAGTGTTTCGCTTCCTTGAGAAGGAAGGTCATGATCTTAACCAGTTGATCATGCTTCCTCGTGGTCATCAGAAAAGTCATTGCCTTGCTGTATGGTGTGCTTGGTACATCACAAAGCATCCCGACACGACGATCCTATATATTTCAGCCACAGCTCAACTTGCTGAAGACCAGTTGTATGCCATCAAGTGCATACTTGATTCGACAATCTACCGTCGATATTGGCCTGAAATGCTGGATCAAGATGAGGGACGTAGAAGCAAGTGGAGCACGACAGCGATCAACGTCGATCATCCTTTAAGAAAGAGTGAGATGATCCGCGATAACACTATCCGTACTGCTGGTTTGACTACTAACACAACTGGTTGGCACGCTGATATTATCGTAGCAGACGACGTAGTTGTTCCAGATAATGCTTATACGGAAGAGGGTCGCCGGAAGACTGCGGCAGCTATGTCCCAGATGTCTTCTATCAAAAATAACGGCGGAATGATCAAGGCTGCTGGTACTCGTTATCATCCAGCAGACCAGTACGATATCTGGATGAAACAAGAAGAGGCTATTCATAACGAAGAGGACGAGATCGTAGGCCATAAGTCAATCTGGGAAGTAATGGAAGAGGTTGTCGAAGTAGATGGTATCTTTACTTGGCCCAGAGAGTCACGATCTGATGGAAAGAAGTTTGGTTTCGATAGGAGGACTCTTTCTAGGATTTACGCGGAATATACTGATAAAGTACAATTCTACGCTCAGTACTATAATAATCCTAACGATCCTGATTCAAATCGTGTGGATCGCTCTCGCTTTCAATATTATGATCAGAAGTTTCTCGTTAATCGTGGAGGTCAGTGGTACTTTAAGGACAAGAGGCTCAACATATATGCAGGAGTTGATTTCGCGTTTTCGCTCTCTAAGAAGTCTGACTATACTGCCATTGTGGTTGTGGGCATTGATGATTCTAACGATGTTTATATTCTTGATATAGATCGTTTCAAATCGGATAAAATATCTGAATATTATGATCGACTTGTAGCTATGCAGACAAAGTGGGAGTTCCGTAAACTCCGAGCTGAAGTAACAGTAGCTCAAGCCGTAATCGTAAATGACCTAAAGCAGAGATTCAAAGAAAACGGAATCAATATCAAGATTGATGAATTCAGACCCAGTAGACATCAAGGAAGTAAAGAAGAGCGCATAGCTGCTGTACTTGAGCCTAGGTACGCTCAACTTGGAGTGTGGCACTATAGGGGTGGATATATTCCGGTACTTGAAGAAGAGATTCTTTTGGCAAGACCGCCGCACGACGATATAGTAGATTGCTTGGCCTCTATAGTAGAAGTGGCCCAAAAGCCAAGGACTCAGACAAGAGAGAAAACAAATGTAGTAGATTTCAAGAACACCTATAACCGTAGGTTTGGTGGGTTTGGGACTACTCTTAATGCAAGGGGTATATAATGGCGGGAACTGTCGCCCAACTTAGAGAAGAGATTCGGCCTGATACGCTTGCAGGTCAGATCTATATCATGTGGAATGATTGGAATAACCAACGCAAGCCGTGGGTAGAAGAACAGAAGGAACTCCGTAACTACCTATTCGCTACCGATACTAGTAAGACAAGTAATCGGACTCTTCCTTGGAGGAACAGCACTACTGTTCCTAAGCTTACTCAAGTAAGGGACAATCTCCACGCTAACTATATGGCTGCTCTACAGCCTAACGATGACTGGCTCAAGTGGGAAGGGTTCTCTCTTAACGATGAAGTTAAGGCCAAGAGAGAAGCTATTGAGTCCTATATGAAGACCAAAACTCGCTTGGGCGGGTTCCGTACAACCCTCTCTCAGCTTGTCTATGACTACATCGATTATGGTAATGCCTTTGCTGACGTAGAATGGGTTAATGAGACTAAAGTAGATCCGATTACTGGAGAGAAGATTCACGGGTTTGTTGGGCCTCGTCTTGTCCGTATCTCTCCCTTGGACATGCTGATTAATCCTGTAGCTGCCCACTTCAAGGACTCTCCGAAAATTACTCGCAAGATTCTTACTGTTGGGGAACTTCGTGTAATGGCCGAGGATTCGCCTACAAAGAAATGGATCAAGGAAGCGCTAGCAAAAGCTCTGACGTTCAGACATTCTGTTACTAGCGGGATGTACAGTGTAGAGGATTTTGATAAAGCTGAAGGTTATGCTATCGATGGGTTCGGTAATCTTTATGAATACTACCAGTCTCCTTATGTAGAGCTTATTGAGTTTGAGGGGGACATCTACGATAGTGCAAAAGATGTTCTTCTCAGGAATCGTGTAATTACTGTTATGGATCGTTGTCGGGTTATCCGTAACGAGCCTATGGAATCTTGGCTCCCTAAAGGAACTAAAGCCCATGTAGGCTGGAGGCTCCGTCCTGATAATCTGTACGCTATGGGGCCACTGCATAACCTTGTCGGTATGCAATACCGAATTGACCACCTTGAGAATATAAAGGCCGATGTCTTTGACTTAATTGCGTTTCCTCCCCTCAAGATCAAAGGAGAGGTCGAAGAATTTAATTGGGCACCGGGAGAAGAGATCCACATCGATGTAGAAGGAGATGTGGAAATGCTTGTCCCTGATACTACAGCTCTTGCTGCTGATACACAGATCGCTCTTCTTGAGCAGAAGATGGAAGATTACGCGGGAGCGCCTAAGCAGGCTATGGGTATACGTACCCCCGGAGAGAAAACAGCTTACGAGGTTCAGGCGCTTGAGAGTGCAGCAGGTAGGATCTTCAAGGAGAAGGTTCAGAACTTTGAGACAGAGCTTCTGGAGCCCATCCTGAACGCTATGCTCGAAATCTCTCGTAGGAACATGGATATGGCAGATACTATCCGTGTAATGGATGAAGATCTCGGTGTCCAGATCTTTGCCCAAGTAACCAAGGAGGATATTACGGCGCAGGGTAAACTCCGTCCTGTAGGGGCTAGGCACTTCTTTAGCCAGCAACAACTTATCCAGAACCTCACAGGATTATTTAACTCTCCGGCAGGGCAGATGATTGCCCCCCATGTCTCGACTAAGCAACTTGCTAAACTGGCAGAAGACCTCTTCGGACTTGAGAAGTATCAGCTTATCTCTGAGAATATAGCCCTTATCGAGCAGGCAGACCAGCAACGCTTGATGGCTACCTTGCAGGATAAGATGGTATCTGAAGATGCTGCCGCCATGACTATCGACGGGCAACAACCCCCGCCTGTTGACACATCAATAGAATAATGGTAATATAAGGATTATCGTGGCTAAAAAAGGCGAGTTTAAAAGTAACGCAAAAGCCGATTCCGTCAGGCAAAGGAAATATAACTCCCAGCCTGAGCAGAAGAAGAATCGAGCCGCTAGGAACCAAGCACGCAGAGAAGCCCTCCGTAAAGGTCAGGTCCATAAAGGCGACGGTAAGGACGTAGACCATAAGCGGCAATTGATGGAGGGTGGGACTAACCATAAGTCCAATCGTCGGATTACCTCGGCTTCGTCTAATCGTAAACGAGGCGGCAGTTTGGGAGGTAGACGTTAATGCCTAAGATCCTTGAAAGGCTTGTCTCTCAACTTCAAGCTAAAGGAAAGTCCAAGCAAGCTGCATATGCAATAGCTACTTCAGCTCTTCAGAAATCAGGAAACCTTAAGAAAGGCACTAATAAGGCTACCGAGAAGGGCAAGAAGAGAGGAGATATGACTCCAGCGGCTAGAGCTAAGGATAGGGCTGCTAAGAAGTCAGGTGGTAGTCCAAGAAACTACAAGTACAACGCAAAGACCAATACAGCCACAAAGAAATGAAAACAGTTTGGTTTAAGGGCATCAAGGAAGATGCCAAAGATGAAAGGCGGCAAATAGTCATCTCTGCTGCCAAAGCCTTTGAGGTTCTGACCGAGATCCTAGAGGAGAAGATTAGAACTAAAGAGGGGGAAAGGAATGCCCCTGCTCGCTATGAGCTTCCGGCATACTCTGAGTACCAAGCCGACTGCTCGGGTTTTATCCGGGCCTTGAGAGAAGTTCAAAGCATAATTTCATTAAAGGAATAAATAATGTCTGATGAATTCATGGGAGTGACCGCTTCCAGTCCTGTCGAAGGGAGCCAACCGGCACCGGAGACACAGAAGGTAACCGCTGAATCGAAGTCTGATTACTCAGAGTTCCTTGAGGCGATTACCAACAGTGAGGGTAAGCCGAAGTATAAGTCCGTGCCTGATGCGTTGCTTGGGGCCGCTAAAGCCCAAGAGCATATTGCAAGGCTTGAGCAAGAGAACGCTACGCTTCGTGGCGTTGCTCAAAAGGTTGATACTTTGGAACAAGTCCTTGCAAACCTCCAAACTGGTAAAGCGGTAGACCTACCGCTGGCACCGAAAGTAGAGGATCAGGAGAAACTTGTACTGTCTGTTCTTGAGAAAAGGGAGATTGCTGCAAGGGAAGAGAGTAATCGGAAAACAGTCCTGAGTGCTCTCCAAGAGAAGTTCGGTGAGAAGACAAGTGAAGCGCTTGCACAGAAAGCCAATGACCTTGGTATCAGTGTAGCAGAACTTGGCGCACTAGCTGCTCGTTCCCCTAAAGCTGTCCTTGAGTACTTCAAGGTGGAAAGTAAAGGAACTCCTAGCGTACAAGGTACGGTAAACACCGACGCACTGAGGCCCAAAGAAGAGGGCGTTAAAGTTCCTGAGAACATCATGTGGGGCGCTAAAGGCTCCGAAGTGACTAACCTCTGGAAGTCCATTGGGCAAGAAGTGCGAAAAGAGCTTGGCGTAGGTTAATCCCTTCGCTATAACAATAACAAGGAGATCAAATGAGTAACTACACTAGCAATAGTACTGCCTTCATCGAAGCGCAGCAGTATAGTCAATTCATTCTCCGTACCCTGCCTACCGCGATCCTTCCGCAATCGTTCTACCGGGACGTTTCGGATTTCGGTGCAGGTAGTACGTTGAATATCAAAACAATCGGTACAGCAACGATTCAAGAAGTTGAAGAAGATGCGCCGCTTGTCTATGCACCCATCGAGACGGGTAACATCACGCTGTCCATTACGGACTACGTTGGTGATGCTTGGTACGTTACTGACGTACTGCGTCAAGATGGTTCGCAAATTGACGCCCTGCTGGCAGCTCGTGCCCAAGAGGCAACCCGCGCAATCCAGCAGCGTTTTGAGTCCCGCTTCTATGCGGTAGCTAATGCTGGGCAAACAGCCGCTAACCCCAA